AGGGAGCCGAAACATCAGGCTTAACAGAAGCACAGGTTCAAAGTAATGCGGAGTCATGGGCGAGAGCGTTAATGAAGAGCTACCTTGTTACCAAGTACGATATTACAGGCGAGTTTGCCCTGCCAAATACAGATACACCTACCCCAAGGAACCGACAGATAATGCAGATACTCATTGATTTGAGCCTTTGCACCCTGCATAAGACCATTAATCCTAGAAACGTTCCCGAACACATTTCAGCATCATGTGATGCAGCCATGGCTTGGCTTAAAGAGGCTAGGGATGGTACGATTGTGTTAGATTTACCCGCGGCACCCGTTTTAGTGGGTGAGACTGCGTATGCTGATCAAACCTTTTTAGGAAGTCAGCAGAAATTCATATCAAAGCCGTTTACTGATCAGAGTTTGTTTCAAGACCCTATTGCATAATCACTATGAAGTACAAACCAGCACAGACAACATTGTTTCCTGAACAGGGTGTGCCTGTTACTCAAAATCAGCGGCCTTCTGCTATCAAGTACATTCTTGAGGAACAGAAGCTAAGAACGAGACAAGATTTATTCAAGCTCAGGGTAGCCGTTGACCAAGCCGAGAGCACAAGCAATCCTGATAGAGAGCTGCTGCACGACATTTACCGCGACATTATCTTAGACCCTAACCTCTCTTCTCAGTGGGAGTCTCGCAAGATGAAGACCAAAGAGAAGCAGTTTAAAATGGTCAACAAACAGGGTGAAGAGGACAAAGAGGTGACCATGATCTTTGAAGCATCTTGGTTTCTTGACTTCATTGATGCTGCATTAGACTCCAAACTATGGGGATTCAGCCTGATTGAGTTCGGCACTGTAGACAAAAACAGGTTCAACCCATATTCGGTAAACGGGAAGCAATACGATGCGGTAACCTGCATTGATCGAGATAATGTTAAACCTGAGTTAAGGTTAATCACACCTACACCTCATGCAATGACAGGGCTTTCATTTGAAGACCCGGAGGTTAAGGACTATTTGCTGTTTGTAGGCAAGTACAGAGGTTTCGGTATTCTGCATCAAGCGGCCAAGTACATTCTATTCAAGGATAACGCCTTGGGTAATTGGTCTGAATGGGCTGAGGTGTTCGGTATGGACAAACGTATTGGCTACACAGCTTCCCAAGGGCCACAACGAGAGGCTTTTCTTAGAGCAATCAGAGACATAGGGGCAAATGCCTATGGTGTATTCACTGAGCGCGATAAAGTGGAGTATCTTGGCACACAGAGGACAGATGCCTATGGTGTGTACAACGAATTGGTAAAATTGATTGATGAGCAAATCTCAAAGCTGATTTTTGGTCAAGATGTGGTAACCAACAACACCGGAAAGGTAGTCGGCAGCGTAGGTGAGAACATTTCTAATATGTACGGTGACAATGATGCGCGATTTATCAAGCACCTTGTAAACGATAAGCTCATTCCTCTAATGGAGAACCTTGGCTTTAACTTTAAAGGCCTCACCTTTGATTGGGATGTGTCAGAGAAGCTGAGCCTAGCTGAGCGTGCGGCTATTGACCTACAGATATTCCAAATGGGTAAGACTCACTCAGATGAGTACATCAATACCACTTACGGCACTCAGGTAGAAACCAAGGAAGACCCGGAAGCGGCACCGATTAAGGTAAAAGAAGCCCTAGCAGCAATGTATGGTGGAGACATTTGAGGAAATAATCAATAAGGTTGGCGATATAGCCATGCCATTCAACGAGGAAGAAATTACCTCGTATGTGGTAGGCGTGTACACGCGAATGATCAACACTAGAAATATGTCGCTCAGCTACCACAATAGGATAGGGCATACCCTATACAAAGCGGTAGAGAAAGGGTATGGTAAATCGGCTGCGCAAGAGTTCTTCGGAACGCCTCAGTACACCATGCTCAATAAAATGAAGACTAATGTGTATCAGTTCTCAGCGGCTAAGCAATACCAGCAGATTAGGGCTATGAGCCAATTTATCGCTGTTAAAGGGGAGCAATCTACCTTTCAAGAGTTCAAGAAAGTTGCCGGTGGCGTATTCAAAACCTACAATGAAGCCTACCTGAGAACGGAATATAACACAGCATTGAGTCAGGCAGAGTCGGCTAGACAGTATTATGACATTCAGGAGAACAAAGACATTTTTAAAACAGTTGAGTACCGTACACAGCAAGACTCAGCGGTACGTGATGAACACGCAATCCTCCACGGACTTAGGCTACCTGTTGACGACCCTTTTTGGTCAAAATTTTGGCCACCTAACGGTTGGAACTGCCGCTGCTTTGTTGTGCCCGAAGAAACCGACAAAATCAAGATACCAAAGACCTTTGATGCAAAAGAGCTTAAGAGTCAGGAGAAATTCCCCAAGGCTTTTCAGCAGAACGCAGCTAAGACAGGTAAGGTCTTCGATACAAAGTCGCATCCTTACTTCAAGGTAGCAAAAGGTGACAAGCAGCTACGAGAAGAAAATTTTAAAATGCCGGTATGAGTAAATTCAAGTTTGGCTTAAAGGCGAAGATAGCAAGAATGGAGGCAGAGAAGGCTGTTACAGCCATGGGCTATGCGGCTATCAAGCATTTTAAGGTAGACGTATTTGACCGCGAAGCGTTCGATGGAGTGAAGTGGAAACCGCGGCAAGACCCTACGAATAAAAGAAGGCTTCTCGTAAAGACAGGCCGGATGAGAAATAGTATTAACTTTCTGAGACGAACAAGGTACGGGGCAACCATCGGTACGCGAGTAAAATACGCTAAATACCACAATGACGGCACATCCAAGTTACCGCAAAGACAGTTTATAGGCAATACGCGAGAGCTTACTAGAATCCACATGAGGATGCTAAAAACAGTAATGGCAAGGGTATGAAAGAGCTTTTTGAGTACATAAGCGATAGAATTTTAACAAACGTGCCTGAGATAAAATCAGTGCACCTTTGGAATGATCAGATCGTTACAACAAACGTTGACCGAAAAGGAAAGGCCATCAGATACCCTTCATGCTTTATTGAATTTGAGGTAGTTGATGTTAATAATCTCGCTTTGGGGATAAAAGACTACATACTCAATGTTCGCGTGCGCCTGGCGATTGAGCAGTACAAGTACGAAACCCTTGATACGTTTACCAAGTGGGAGAATTTAGATGCTACCCTACAGACCATGGCTCCAACTGCAATAAGCGGGCTTACCTTTACCACGTTTCAAGAGCAGTTATCAGAATTTGATGAAGACCATGACAATGTGCAGGTTCCGTTTATCGAGTACCGCACTAGGTTTCGTAGTGACCACTCTTACACCCGCAAAACAGACATCACCAGCGTAACGCCTAAAACAGCAGTAGTAATTCCTGACGTAGTAGAAGAAATTTAATATGGCACGATCAATAGAGGTTATTCAGAACGAGATAAAGGTTAAGGTGAGGACATATCCGGCACTCGATGTGTTCTTGTTCCCCGAAGATGGTGGCTCAAAGGTCAGCGTGTTCAATTTACTGATCTTCACCGTGGCCGCATCAATCTACACCTTTGAGGTAATGATGGATGTGCTTAAGGCCGACATACAGGCCATTGCCGATGCAGCCCCATCAGGAAATGCCAAATGGGTACAGAAGCAGATACTCAATTTTCAATTCGGTGATGTAATCACCCTTGTTGACTTTGTGCCGACCTACGTTCCGGTAGATGAGGCAGCACGAATTGTTACCCGCTGCTCAGTGAAAGAGGCAGTAGAGGGCATAACCATTAAGGTAGCCAAGGGAGTAGCGCCATCATTGGCACCATTGACTGCACCTGAGTTGCAAGCACTGAAAGACTACTATTTTGGCACCTCAAGCACCGAGGGAGTCGGCTTTGCCGGTGTTAAGGCAGCCTTCATCAGCTCACTACCTGACCGAATGAAAGTAGTGGCCACAGTCTCGTTTTTAGGGCAGTATGTGGAGGCAACTGTTAAGACAAACGTGATCGCAGCAATAGATAATTTCTTTGCAACCTTTCAGAATGAGGCTTTTGACGGTACTGTGTTCATTATCAGATTAGTTGATGCCATCCAGCAGGTGGCCGGTGTTAACCGTGTTTCTCTAACCTCAGTAGTGGCTAGAATTGAGTCTGTTCCGGTTGCGAGTGCTACCGTAGTAGACATACAGGGCTTTTATGTTACAGGCGCGGGGTACTTAATCTCGGAGGACACTGCTACACACACGCTGAATGATACCATCACAATGATTGAAGAAACTGTATAATGGCACTATTCAATACAAATTGGAAGACACAGATTGTCAACATTATACCACCTGAGATAAGGGGGCAGAGCTTCATTGACTTCATTGACTCCCTGCTAGTAGCGATACAGACCAACATGGACACAATGTTTGCCTTTGAGACAGACATTATGAAGAGGGCAAAGATTAATGCTCAGAAGATGGTGCTACAGGCAGCTTTAAACGACATCTTTGGAGTTGTAATAGCCCCGTTCATAATTATAGAAACAGCGTTGCCGGGTGCCGCTGAGAATGTGTACACTATCAATGAGGGAGAGGGAGCACCAACAGTCTTATACAGTTACAATGAGTCGGAGTTCACATCTGACCCAATATTTTTGTTTAACGAGGCAGAGGCGGTTAGTGCATTTGATTTTGTGGTTAAAATACCCGTAGGAATATGGACGGCAGAGTTAGAAAGGCAGGTAAAGTCAGAGGTCAATCTCTATAAATTAGCAGGTACGAAATTCAACATTATCACATACTAAAATGAAGAAATACATCAATCCTATACCGAACGGTGGGGCACCATTACACAATAACAGAATTAATAACGAGCTGAGCACTGAGATATGGGATGTCATGCAGGT